CTTGCCAAGGCGCTACTGCGAGTCCTCGCCACCCGGGCGACTGGGTGGTGGGCCGCAGGAATCTCGCTTCTCCTCGTTGTTCTGGGAGAGGCGAGCCTACCCACTGCGATCGACATACTCCGGCAACCGCTGGGGTAAGTCGCGATTCGGAGGTTGATGATGGACCACGTTCTACTCAACCGTCTGCGACGATTGTGCGCAGACATCGGCTCAGATTTCGCGCGGAGGGTTGATACCCTCCTCGTTGCGCGAGACTGGGATGCCTTAGCAACCCTAGAGGTTAGACCTCAGGACTACGACGATGGAAGTTTAGAGTCGGTATTCTCCTATAAAGAGGATGCTGCCTTAGCCGGGCTCTTTGTCAAGAACAAGGACTTGGCGACCAGCTTCAATCGCCGTGAGGCATCACTCAACAGGTGGTATGAATCAGAGCACCGCTGCGCTCTGACGAACGCGCGATTCTCCAATTATCGCTCGGGGTATTTCCCCGACGTTGATTGGCGCATTGTCCAATTCCTGGACCGTGTGCAAGAAAGAGTCGCGTCGCTCCTTGGACCGTGCCCCAAGTACTTAACTGGGGCGTTCGGGCCAGGATCCACCTTCGAGAGTTCGATTCATCTCGGTCAGGCCAGTCGTTCCCTTACGACGGTCGATAAAATAGACGCGCTATGTGGTACAGCGAGCGCGCTTGAGCTCTCCGGCTACGCTTGTGTAGCAGACCGCTACCTTGCGCCAGAGGCGTTTGGGATCCAAACGTCTCGGAGAGTCGTTGTTCGAGGGAGTCGTTGGGAAAGCGTTCACAAAAACGCTAAGACCGAACGTAGCATCGGGCTTGAGCCCGGTGTCAACGTCTACTTGCAGTTGGGGGTCGCGCGTGCCTTTTGGGCGCCGCTACTCCGCTGCGGGATCGATCTCTCTCGTGGCCAAGAACGTCATAGGTTCCTTGCTAGGAACGCACTCAAACTTGGGCTTGCCACCCTTGATGAGTCTATGGCGAGCGACCTTTGGGCAACCATGGCCGTGCGGTTTCTTCTCGCGCGGTCGCCTCGATGGCTCAGTTTACTAGAGTCGTTGAGAGCTCCTTATATGGAAGTGGAAGGCCGATGGATTCGCCTTGAGAAGTTCTCCTCCATGGGGAATGGCTTTACCTTTCCCCTGCAAACCCTACTATTCTACGCGATCACTCGCGAAGTAGTAGGCGAAGACGGCTTGGTTAGCGTCTTCGGCGACGACATCATCTGCCCCGCCGACAAGGCAGAGGAGGTGATGGCAGCTCTGAAATTCTTCGGCCACAAGCCGAATGAAGATAAGAGCTTTCACGTTGGAGGATTCCGCGAGTCTTGTGGTGAGGATTTCTTTTATGGACAACCTGTCCGTCCTCACTACCTCGAGGAATGGCCCAAGGACCCACCAGCCTGGATTTCCTTCGCCAATGGTTTGAGGCG